AAACTACCAAGGTCAATCAGATCTGACTACATCAACTGCACTTTACTCTGGACTTGATGATATCATTTCTGGATATACCAAGTTTGAGAATGCCGAAGAGTATGAAGTTGATTTCATCCTCATGGGTTCTGCAAACTATCCTAAGGAGCAGGCACAGGCACTTGCTAATAAGGTAATTGCTGTTGCCGAAGCAAGAAAAGATGCAGTTGCATTCGTTTCACCTTACAGAATGGCATTCTTAAATGACTCTTCTGTTGGAACTGTAACTGTTAATAACATTGATACTATTACAGATAATATTCTTGGATTCTACTCACCAATTACATCATCAACATATGCAGTATTTGATAGTGGTTACAAGTACATGTATGACCGCTTCAATGATACCTTCCGTTATGTTCCTTTGAACGGTGATATCGCTGGTACTTGTGCCAGAACTGATATTCAACAGTTCCCATGGTTCTCACCAGCAGGAACAAATAGGGGAGCAATTTTGAATGCAGTTAAACTTGCATACAATCCTGGTAAGAAGCAAAGGGATGTTCTGTATTCTAACAGAATCAACTCAGTAATCTTCTCACCTGGTGCAGGAATCATCCTCTTCGGTGACAAAACTGGATATGGTAAGTCTTCTGCCTTTGACAGAATTAACGTTCGTCGCTTGTTCCTCTATCTCGAGGATGCAATTTCTGCTGCTGCTAAGGACTTCCTGTTTGAGTTCAACGATGAGATTACAAGAACCAACTTCGTAGATATTGTTGAACCATTCCTCCGCGATGTTCAATCTAAGAGAGGTATTCAAGATTATGTTGTTATTTGTGATGAAACAAACAACACTGCTGCCGTCATCGACAATAATGAGTTTGTAGCGGACATCTTTATCAAACCAGCAAGATCGATCAACTTTATCGGTCTTACCTTCATTGCCACCAGAACTGGTGTTGCATTTGAAGAAGTAATCGGCTCCGTTTAATTCAATTAGAGGTTAAAACAAATGCCAGCTAGACAACAGATTAATCCACCCCCACTAAGAAAAATTACCGACTTCAAGAGTAAGTTAACGGGTGGTGGCGCTCGCGCCAACCTCTTTGAAGTCGTTCTTACGTTCCCTGATGCTGCTGCACCTTCAACCGATGTTCTTGATAAGTCAAGATTCTTGGTAAAGGGTGCAAACATGCCAGCATCCAATGTTGCACCTATTGAAGTTCCTTTCAGAGGTCGTGTTCTGAAAATCGCAGGTGATAGAACCTTCGATTCCTGGACCGTTACCGTTCTGAATGATACGGACTTCTCCATCCGCTCTGCTTTCGAGCGTTGGATGAACACCATCAATAGAGTATCTGATAACACTGGTCTGGTTAATCCCGCAGATTATCAAGCAGATGCTTATGTTTATCAATTGGATCGTGACGGTTCAACACTTCGTTCCTATCGTTTCTACGATGTGTTCCCAACTCAGGTAGCACCTATTGAACTTTCTTATGATGCCCAAGGTATTCAAGAATTCACCGTCGAACTTCAAGTTCAGTGGTGGGAAGCAACTAGGGGCACTGGCACAAATGCTGGTGGTGAAGACATTAACTAAATAGTAGAATAACGGACACTTAGTATTATACTATGGCAAAACTCTTTGGTTTTTCTATTGACGATAAACAAAATAAATCACCTTCTGTAATATCCCCCGTTCCTCAAACTAATGAGGACGGGGTTGACAATTATATTGCTAGTGGTTTTTATGGACAGTACGTTGATATTGAAGGTGTATTTAAGACAGAGCATGATTTAATTAGAAGATATAGAGAAATGTCACTTCACCCTGAGTGTGATGGTGCCATTGAAGATGTTGTTAATGAAGCAATTGTTAGCGATCTCTACGATTCTCCAGTAGAGATCGAACTTTCCAATCTTAATGCCAGCGAAGGTCTTAAAAAGAAGATTAGAGAAGAGTTTAAATATCTCAAAGAAATCTTAGACTTTGATAGAAAGTCTCACGAAATTTTTAGAAACTGGTACGTAGACGGAAGAGTTTACTACCTCAAAGTTATTGATATAAAAAATCCTCAGGCAGGCATTCAAGAGCTGAGGTATATTGATCCCTTGAAGATTAAGTATATTCGTCAAGAGAAAAAGGATCCAAATAAAGTTGATAATGGGTACGTAAAAATTGGTGGTAAAAATGAAGATATTTCAAATGGTCCAGAATTTGAAGAATATTTTCAGTACACACCATCACCAAGTACAACTTATGGATTAAATGCCATGAGTCGTGGATCTGCAAAATCAGTTAAGATTGCAAAAGATGCTGTTACTTATTGCACTTCTGGTCTTGTAGATAGAAATAAGAATACGGTTCTTTCATATCTCCACAAAGCAATTAAGGCACTCAATCAACTCAGAATGATTGAGGACTCTCTCGTTATCTATCGTTTGTCCAGAGCACCTGAACGTCGTATTTTTTATATTGACGTTGGTAATCTTCCCAAAGTGAAAGCGGAACAATACCTCAAAGAGGTCATGTCTCGTTATAGAAATAAACTGGTTTACAATGCAGCGACTGGTGAAGTTCGCGATGATCGCAAGTTTATGAGTATGCTTGAAGATTTCTGGTTGCCCAGAAGAGAAGGTGGTCGTGGTACAGAAATCACTACACTTCCTGGTGGACAAAACCTTGGTGAACTTGCAGATATTGAGTACTTCCAGAAGAAACTGTATAGAGCACTTGGAGTACCTGAATCAAGAATTGCTGCTGATGGTGGTTTCAACCTTGGTCGTTCTTCTGAGATTTTGAGAGATGAACTTAAGTTCGCCAAATTTGTCGGTCGTCTGAGAAAAAGATTTGCTCAGATGTTCAATGATATGTTGAAGACTCAACTGATTCTTAAAAATATTGTTTCCCCAGATGATTGGGAGGTAATGAGAGATCATATTCAATATGATTTCTTATATGATAATCAGTTTGCTGAACTGAAAGAGTCAGAAATGCTTCAAAGTAGACTTGGAAATCTTGCTCAAATTGAACCATTTATTGGTAAGTATTATTCCACAGAATATGTAAGAAAGAGGGTTCTTCGCCAGACTGATCAAGAAATCATCGAGATTGATACTCAAATTGAAGACGAGATCCAGAAGGGAATTATCCCCGATCCATCAACTGTCGATCCAATTACTGGACAACCACTTCCACAGCCAGAAGAACAAGTTCCACAAGAAGGTATGCCAGGTGAAGGATCTGGTATGGCAGGAATGGGTTCAGATCCAATGCAAATGGGAGAAGTTCCTATGGATCCAAGTATTGATGCCGATGCTGCAAAGATAGACGCTAACTATCAAAAAGACACCAAGAAGGCTGAATTATAAATAAGTTATATTAACATATTGAATTTTTATGGAAGATGTTATCGATTTGATCGCTACTGATGCTTCACCTGCAGATGTTAGTGACAAAATGAAAGAACTTCTGTATGCAAAAGCAGCAGAACGTATTGATATTGCAAGACCTTATGTTGCAAATGCAATGTTTGGTCAAGAATTCGAATATCCAACTGAAGATGAAATTGATGATGGAATCGAAGTTGAAATTGATGATGAAATTTCAAATGAATTAGAAACAGAAGAGGATTCTGAATAATGGCAAGAACCTTAATCTTAGCAGAAGAATTAGATTGCCCAACAGCAACTGGAACTGCTACTAGTTTTACTAGTGCTACTGTCGTTCGTTTGGTGAACACTTCAACTTCTGCTGATCACCTAGTTACATTGGTTGAAACACAAGGTGGTTCTGTGATTGGTACTTTTACAATGCTGAGGGGAACAACTGAATACCTCGAAAAACAACCTTCATATTGTGTTTTTGCCGCAGACGCTTCCGTTAAAGGAGCAAAAGTAGGATTTACTGGATAAACAAATGAAACTCATCACAGAAGAAGTAACAAACGTACAGGTTATCACCGAAGGAAAAGGTGCTAATAAAAAACTGTATATCGAAGGTGTATTCCTTCAAGGCTAGATCAAGAATCGCAATGGGAGAATGTATCCCATGTCAACTCTTTCTCGTGAAGTAGGTCGCTATTGCGAAACCTTTGTAAATAAGGGTCGTGCTCTCGGTGAACTCGGTCACCCTGATGGTCCTACCGTCAACCTTGATCGCGTTTCCCACAAGATTACTTCTCTGGTTCAAGAAGGTAATAATTTTAGAGGAAAGGCACAAATTCTTTCTACTCCTATGGGTAAGATTGCATCCTCACTTCTTGATGAAGGTGTAATGCTTGGCGTTTCTTCCCGTGGTGTTGGTTCACTTCAAACTACCAGTGAAGGATGTAAAGTTGTCGGTGAAGATTTTCAGTTAGCAACTGCTGCTGATATCGTTGCTGATCCTTCCGCACCTGATGCTTTCGTCAATGGAATTATGGAAGGAAGAGAGTGGGTTTGGGAAGGTGGAATCCTTCGCGAACAACTTGCAGAACAAACTAAGAAGAGAATTAACACTCTCGTCGATCAAAGAGCACTTGAAGAGCATAAGTTGAATTTATTCAACGAATTCCTCTCAAATCTTTGATTTATAAATAAATA